GCGACGATGGTGATGGTTTTGGCCTTTTCGTCCAATGTAATCTTCATTACAGGACTCCTTAATAGAAAACATCACCTACACGGTGAATCAATCGCAAGATATAAAAGAGCTTTATTCTTTACTCTGATTAAAGTATTGTTTACGTTTTACTGTTTGCCAAATTAATTCCGAAAATTATTTGTAGTCCTATAATTGCGGCAATCCATTGCCTTTGTGTTTAGTCCGGTAATACACGCAAGTCCAATTCGACTAATTCTTTCCTGGCTTTGTTGATATCTCTGTGTTTTTCCTTTGTCACCGTTTTGATAAATCTTTCTGTTTCGACATTGGTTTCGCAAACTCTAAACCATTGCCCGAGTTTGCAGACACTAAATTGCCGGAGTGCCATTGCCTTTCCTTTCAGTATTAAATTGTCAAAGATTGGTTTGTGTTTACTCTACTGAAAGTATAATCACAGATTAGTCATTGCCAAATTAATTATTAAATATATTTACATTGCCATTGTGTAGTAGTACCGCGCACGCGCGTTACAAGTCACGCGCGCACGCGAGCGCACCCGCACGCGCGTTGGTGGGTGCGACCCCCACTACCCCCAGACGCCCACCCGCCATTAAACTATATAGTCCACCTCTCCACCCACCACGCTTTTCGATTCTCTTTTTTTTACTCCAGAATTATACTCCATTGACACCGCCAACTAGCATTTATATATTACAGGTAAAGGAGTAAAATATGAAAAGTGATAGATGTCAAGTCGATGGTTGTGAATTACCCCCAGCATACGCAGGCATTAGGCACGGAAAAAAGAGATACAAGTGTTTCTGTAATAAGCACGATGGCGAGCGTAGAAAGTTAAAAAAGGAGTTATCTGATGAACCGTGTCAGGTATGCGGATGGAAGCAGTCATATTGTGATACTCACAGGGTGAGGTTTGGTAAGAATGGAGGGCGATATGTTAGAGAGAATGTTTTGGTGGTTTGCCCTAACCACCACAGGCTAATACACGATAAAAAGCTATTTGTAAGAGAGACGTGGGAAGCCAACTGTCCCTCTTTATTTCCTGACAAAGACCCTCAATTAACCTTTATTTTCACGGAGGCCATATGACCAAGGAAAGAATTGCGGAGTGTGCGGTTTTGGGTTATTTGATGATGGAGTCGAATTGCCTGCATTATATGGAAGATATTAAGTTTTCCTGTTCAGCTAATGTTATTTTATATAATGCGATTAGGCATTTAGCCAAAAAACACGGCACTATTGATGTTTGTAAATTGCGTGAATATTTAGATAGTAGGGGGCAATTAGAGTTTATAGGAGGCGTTGAGTATCTAGCTAAATTGATTCAATCGTCTTCAAGTTTGATGGATGTGGCATATTTAATTAGTATTATTAATAAGAATATTTGACACCCACCACTCCCATCTCTATATTCAACAATATGAAAACGATGATAGCCTCTTTTGTTTTAATAGCAATAGCAGTTATATTATTAACCACCACCGCTCCTTTTGCAGACACCCAGACTGTACGCATTACTGTCATTCCCAGACCAGTAGATGCTAACTACATAGTGGCGGTAGGACACTCGGTGACGATATATACTGACCCTAACTGCTCGCTAGTATATAAAGTGAACCTGAAGGCGGTTAAGGGCATTACACGGGTTGATTTAAAGGTGGGTAATGTTTACAAAAGGGTTGATATAACTGTAAAGTAGGGCAGGTGATGTGTATAAAAGAGAGAGTAATAACTAACTACAACAGCCGACGGCTTAGTTGCTGGCGTCGGCGGAATTATTCTTTAAGGAGTAAATTATGAAAAAGTATATGTTCGTGTTGTTACTATTATGTGTTGCTGGCTGTGTAACCACCACCTCGCCAACTGGTGTCAAAAGTGTAGCTCTTGACCCGAACACTGGGTTAGCTATACAGCAGGGATTGGATGTAGCAGCAGGAGCAACTACTGGTGTTTCAGCTATATGGCCCTGGATGGTTCCTGTAAGTATGATTATTACCGCTATAGCAGGAGTATGGCGTAAGACGAACCCTGTGTTAGCACAAGCAACCTCTGAACAGCAGAAGTACTATGATGTAACTCAGGGTATTGTGACGGCTATAGAGTCATTTAAAGAGGCAGCACCTACAGAGTGGGAGAAGTTGAGTACGCAGTTAGATAAGACGCTAGGACCAGAAGCTATCAATGTGATTAGAGCTTTAAGAAACTTACCACCTAAGGTTTAAGGAGATTAACTGATGGATGAAAGCAATGTGATAAGTGATAGTCGTGCTTCACAACTAGCACTTCTATCTATGCAGGAGTTAGCTAGTTGTATCAACGAGATAAAGCGGAGGATGGTTGAAGAACCCAATAAATCTGAGCTAGAGGCTATTATTGCGGAACTGGTGTCAGTTGAAGCCCGAAAATATACTCAGGTGTAAGTGTGGCAAATACGCTCACGTCAAAGATGTTCTGGAGAACCCATTCCCAGATAACCCTACCCCGTGTTTAGATTGCTATTTGAAAGTATGCAAGGTACGCAATGAAAGAATTAGAAGTAGCAAACCACAGGCTAAACCTGTTCGAAGATATTACGTCCCTGATGAGAGACACCCAACTAACCCTAACAAACCTCATGGATAAGCAATCAACCGCTAAGGAACGGCGGGCGATTGGTCGGGTGCAGAAGAAGTTGTTGGCGTGGGAGTCTCAGGATTTGAGACTACTGAAGAAGAACCTGCTGGCGGTAAAGTGATTTTGGTATATTCTATCTTCTGGCAGAGTATCTTTTCCGCCTTAACACCATAGCATCCCCACTTGGCTAGCATGTAGAACATATCTCTGGTACAGTGGTCGTAGGTCATTTGTGCTATTTCTGTGAGTTGTCTAAGTTGTTGGTCTTTATTGTGTTGTTCGTATTCGCTCATTTCTTCTCCTCTAAACACCGCTCTATCCTGGTTCTCTTGTCTATCGCACCCAACCCTCTAACGCACGGTGCTGATATATCCATTATATCTTTATATTCCTGAATGTTTGTAAACTGTTTACTAAACTTCCTTATATCTAACCACACCTGCCTTACAGCTAACCTTTGTATGCTATCGTTTATATATACCATTTTTCTTAGCATCTGTGCGCTCCCATTATATAATCAATTTCCTCTTTAGAGTAACCTCTTTTCTCGTACTTCTCCCTTCGCCACTCAGGTGTACGTAGCCTAGCTTTGGCTTGCACTTTACGCTCTACGTAAGCATGTTGTTGTTTCTTTGTTAAACTTAACCACCACTTGCTCTTGTTCTTCATACTTAGCACTCCCGTTGGTCGTGATTACGAACTGGGTGTTCTAAACAATGATTTCGAGAAGGAAAACGGCTAGAGAACCGCCACCACAAAGGTAGCGACGGTTACATACTGACCCCGATTAAGGTTTCCGTATATCAAACCCACAAACATTTCAGGCTTATTCCTTTTCAGGCGAGTAGGTGGTGTTTATGTTCCCCTAGTCTTTCGACTGCACACAAGGCGCGGTGAACTCCTTATGCGTCTATAGTAATCCTTTACCCATTTAAGTAACCAACTGCGTCGCTATTCCCCGTCCATGGGTGGACGTTTATTATCCTCGGCGAGTAACGAATCGTCGGGTTTGCGTACTACGTTATGTCTTAACTTTAAAACACTACGCTTATCATATTCCCTGTATATTAGATTTATATTCGTAGATTTGTCAATTATTTTTTCTGAGACAATATGCCATCCTATATCGTCTTCATATGCGCACACCTGCAAGTTTAAGTAGTAGGTAGGTTTCATAGGTCCTTCTTGATATTTAAAAAAGTCTTTAATTCTTCTATACAACTACGGCACAAATCAACGGTTCTATTTATATCGCACTGATGAACCACCTCTATGCTTCTAATTTTTTCTTCGCTATCCACTGGGTGACCACATCTATCACAAGTTATATTTCGTTTAATCATAACCTATACTTCTCCGCAAATCCTATATCATCCGGTATCAAGCTCTTTTCTTTAGACTCTATTATCGTACTGTCAAACTGAGGAAATAATCTTCTATATGGTGCTAGTCTCTTAGTATTCAAAGCCTCGGCGAAGCCCGCTTGCGTAAACACCGCCATCTGACCGCACCAACTCGCTAGTGCGATGAGGTCTGGGCGGTCATAGCATTTCTTGTCACGCATTAAATATACACCTTGCTGCTTATCTCTTAGTATGTTTATTCGCTCGAATACATCCTCGAATAAGTCCTCTGGACCAGCATAAACATACCAACGACTGTCCCAGTCCTTTTGACCGCATTTCTTCAAGAGTTCGCACGCTCGTAAAACAGCAGGTTTTACTCCCATGGAGTCGAAAGCAAAGCGTGTTTCTTTTCTTTTTACACTTAGAAGTTCTTGGCATAAATCCTCCGTCAGTAGTCTGCAATCAAGTCCTTGGTTAAAATCTACTGTAATCTTTTCTTTTCTCACTTGTGCTACAATCGTTTTAAAATGCTCAGGAACGGCTAGGATATTATTATCCATTACAGTCAGTAGTTTGGAATGGCCATCCCAAAAATCATATATATCTCCTGTAATCCTGATTTGTCCCTCTTTACGAGGGACTACACAAAAGGGCAGCGTCTAATACACCCCCTTGTCGTAAACCCGAAGTTTAGTTTTGGCTTCATAGCGTCAATTTCTGGTGGGAGGGTGGAACTTAAATCCCAACCACTCCCACCAACTTCGACATCCTTGCCGAGCCATTCATGGCCTTTACTCTTATTCCAATCGAATATGATGGATACATATGTCTTATCTACTGGAATTATAGGCATATTCCAATAGACCTCATCTCCCTGCTGCTTGTGAAATAATTCTATCTTATGCAGAGCTAAATTAGGAATCGTTGAATCAATATCAATTATCATGACCCGCAAGGTTATCTATCCATTCTCCACCATTATTATCGACACCTGTGGCTGGTCGAGGAAAAGGTTAACTGATTGCGTGTTTATGTAACCTTCTGATATATTCAGACATACTGACACTAAGACTTCTAGCTGTTTGTTGAAAAGATTCCCACTCTTCAGACGTTACAGACACCCCCATCGTTGTTCTGTTACTTTTTGGTTTAGATGCTTTTGCGTCCTCAAACAGTTTTTCAATTTCTTTTTTCATAATTTCACTCCTTTCAAACGCCATTTTAACTACAAAAAACGGGATTGCAATAGAAATCTGGGATTTTTTGAAAAAATTTTTAATTTTTTTGTACGCGCGCGACCACACATGTGTTATAATCCCTACAAATGGAAGAACCTGTTCTAGATAAATCCGACCCACGCCACCCATTAAACATGATGGCTGCCGACCCAGCCGCCTGGATGATATATTCAAAGATGAAACTCCCAAATGGTCAAGAGTTCTCTTTCACCAATCACGAGTATCAGTTGGAATGGTATCAGACCCTTCATAAAAAGATATGCTATATGAAAGCCACAGGCGGTGGCGTATCAGAGTGCGAGATTTGGAAGTCAAACCATGGACTACGATACGGACGATACCCTCAAGGGGTTGCTTATTGGTTTCCAACAAATGATGATATGTTGGATTATTCTAAAACCCGATTCGGACCTATCTATAAGCTTAACTATGATGCCATAGGTAAGTACATGAAGTCAGGAGGTAAGGGTGCGACAGACTCGGCAGCAGTTAAAAGGATATGTAATAGCAACTTGTACCTTCGTGGAGCAAGACTCGCACCAATGGGAGAAGGCGACACGAAAATCAGTACTAAGACTTCCGGTATCCACGTTGATAGAAATGTACTTGATGAGGTCGACCAATTCGACCCCGATTCTTTGTCTAAAATTGAAGGACGACTTGGACATTCAGAAATTGCTGAAACGGTATACATTGCTAATCCATCGGATGAAGATTACGGGATTGACCTAATCTGGCAACAATGCGACCAACGCCACTGGTTCCGTAAGTGCTGTAATAAGTGGCAATGTGCAGAACTTGACTTCCCAGACATTCCAATCAAATATAAGGATGGAAGGGGTTATATAGCCTGTAAGGTCTGTGGTGGAAGGTTGCCAATTTGGAATGGTGAAGGCACGGCAGAATGGCGACCAATGAAAGAAGGCGCAAGAATCACCGGCTGGCGGTGGTCTCATCTGACTAGTATATTTCACGACCCTGCTGATATACTAGATAAATTCAATAATCCTCCTCAGGGCAACTTGGCGGATGTCTATAGGTTGGATTTAGGGCTGCCATACTCCAGCAAGGAGGATAAACTTAGACGAGAGGATGTCTTAGCGTGTTGTGGTCTTGATTCACAGGCTGATAGTGCGTTAGGACCATGCGCCATGGGCGTAGATAATGATATGCGTAAGCATGTTGTTATCGGTATTAGAACGGGTCAAGATAGATTCGAAGTATTAAAAGTGGCAGTTTGTAAAGACTTCGAAGAAGTACACGACCTTGCTAGAAAATTCAATGTTCGTTCTACTGTGTGCGACCGAAAACCTAATATCGACGCAGCTATGCAGTTCCAGAAGAACGAAGGACCTATAGGTAACCGAACGTGGCTATGCGAATACTCTGATACTTTATTGGCGGAGACTCAATGGAATGATAATACCCAGATTGTTCGTGTTCATCGTACTGGTTGTTTTGATGGGAGCCATCGTATCATTACTAGAGGTGCTGTTCGTCTTCCTCGTCAGTCTCCTCAACTAGAGGAGTTTGCCCGTCAGTGTTGTAACGTAGCACGCTTTAAAGAAAAGGATAAAAAGTCCGGTATAGACGTATTTCGATATAGAACAACTGGTGGAGATAAGGCTGACCATTTTAGAAACGCATTTAATTACTTTACATTGGCCGCAGGAAATAATAGGATATGTGTGGTCAACGAAAGATTTAGAGGTTCTTCAGAACCGAAGTATGTTGTTAACGACATGGGAAGATATATATAATATGTTATTTACCAATACAATGAAGAATCTTGTGGCACTTATAACACACCGGAATCACATCAAGTTGATGTTCTTTGTTGTAACCTTTATGATGATGGTAATGTTTGGCTTGATTTTGGCAGTTAGAACATTTCATGGTGGAAATTTTAGGCAACTTGCCATTTCTGACGGCAACACTAACAACTATTTGTGCGTTTATTTTTTCTCTATGGTTGCGTTTATATTCCAACCTCCACTGTTTGAATTTTTCCGTACATTGATATATCTTGATATATTTCTTTTGGTATTTTTTATATTCAGAATTTTGATGATACTCTTTGCGACACAGATTACAAGTGGAATCAAAACCGTCCTTTGTCGCACGGTTTTTGTAAAAATCAGAAACCGGCTTAATTTTCTTACAAGTACAACACTTTTTCATTTGTTAAATTATACACCTAACGAGGGTTTTGTCAATGGATGATAATGCTGTTAAAATTATTCAAATGGCAGAAGTTGAAAAAGACAAAGCAAGTAATTTTATGCAACTGTACCAGCAGTTTGCTGATTTGGGATACCCTGTTGAAAACCAGATTACCACCAAACGAACTCCTGGTGAAGATAAGTCTCTTGATATACGTGACCCCACCGCAGTATTCGCTTTAGACAAAGCCACGTCAAACTTTATTGGTGCTTGGATTCCTAGAGAGCGATTCTTTTTTGGTATAAAGCCACAAGATAAAGAGCGTGGTTCTACACCAAACGCAAAGATGTGGTGCGCTAAAGCAGTAGAGCAAGCTCACGATTATCTATTTGCTAGTAATTACATGATGCAAAAACACAACACTATCAAATCTTGCATTGGATTCGGCACAGGCAACTCATATTGCGAATGGTCAGATAAGAAACAGAAACTAATGTTCCGTGATTGGCATGTATCTCAATATACATTTAAGCAAGATGAAGAGGGTATTGTGGATACAATGATTTTAAGATACGACCGTACCGCACGCCAGTTATGCGATAAATTCGATGAACCAGGTAATGAAGCTATAAAGGCAGCCGAAAAACTCGAAAACGAAAGTAAGTTATTCTCCATAATCCATATAGTCCGGCCACGTATACGTAAGACATATAAACTTATAAACAAAATGAATATGCCATGGGAAAGCGTATATGTCAACGTCAAAGAAAAGAAAGTAATGCAGACGGGAGGCTATGAGGAATTTCCATTCTCCGTGCCAAGATGGGAGCAATCTTCCTGCGAAAAGTGGGGTCGTGGTCGTGGTATAGCAATGCTTTCATTTATTAAAGAACTCCAACAGATGCGTAAAGATTATATGGAAGCATGTAATCGCTGGAATCATTCTCCATATGAAGTTATTAAAAATAACATCGAAGGAGAAGTAAATCTAAAACCTGATGGCAGAACTGATGTTTATGAACGTGATTCGGTTAGACCTGTAAGTCCTCAGTTAAATGGAAATATTCCAATCACAGTAGAAGCCCTTGAAGAGCAACGCAAGATAATCAAAGAAGGTTTCTACATGGATGTCTTTAACCAGTTTGGAGAACTTAAAGGCGACCGTAGAACCACAGTAGAAATTGAGTTGCGATATAAAGAAAGTATGCGTCAACTTATATCTCCTGTATCACGTATTGAAAATGAAGGATTTACCCCCGAACTTACTAGAGTAATAAATATACTCATACGTAAAGGTAAAATTAGCCCTCCTCCCCCAGAACTTCGTGGCCAAAACTACGGAATTGAGTATATGGGCGAACTAGCAATGGCTATGCGCGACCTTCAGTCACGAGGCTTCGAGAGAGGCATGACGATGGTTACGAATATGGCAGCAGTATTCCCAGAAGTTAGAGATGAAATCAATTTAGGGCGTGCTATGCCTGATATTCTCGTAAACTATGGTATGAAGTCAGAACACCTTAATACCGAAGACGAAAAGGCAGAACTTAAACAGAAACGTGCCGAAGAAGAGGCGCAGATGAAAAAGGCTGCTGCCACACAAGTTGCTAGTGACGCTTACCATAAAACCAAAGATAAACCCGAAACCGGTAGCCCAGCAGGACAACTGATGGGTGCTACTTCTTAGAAAGGGAATAAAATGTCAGATTCAAATACTAATAGTTACGATGAAGGTGTCAAAGATAGGGAGTCAGTAGAAAAACAACGTGACCGTTCTACTAGACAAAAGAAGCGTGGCGCTCTATCGAAACTGGCTATGATAACACTTGGAAAACGCTACACAAGCGCAATGGATGTTATAGATAAATGAGCGAACCTGAACCTCAAATAATCCAAGATTATCAGAACTGTTTTACCTCTGATTCAGGTAAAAAGGTACTAGATGACCTTCGACGTGTATTCAAATTCGATATGTCGGTTGTCCCGATTGGAGAAGATGCTCATATAGACGTCAATAGGCTCATTAGAAACGAAGGTCAGAGGTCGGTGCTTATTCATATATTATCTCAAATGAGCAAAAAGATTGTAACCGCAGAACCAAAAGTCGAAACGAAAGTCGAAAACTATATCGAATAGGAGTGAATGACAATGCCAGAATCTATAACCGCCCCGCCAGCTGCACCAGCCGCGACTGAGCCGCCAAACGCCGCTGCGCCCCCGCAATCGGACTCGCAAACGCAAACTTTCAATGTAGGCGATTATATCGCTTCTGACGGAAAGTTTACCGACAGATTCAAAGAGATTATTCCTGAAGACTTGCGGGGCAATAAAGTTTACGACATTTTCTCGGATGTACAGGGACTCACAAAGTATGTTGGCAATGCTGCCTCTGAACTTGGAAAGTATCGTGCTGGTAAGGGTGTGATGCCGATAACAGATAAATCTTCACAGCAGGAGATTGATGCGTGGCATATAGCACATGGTGTTCCTAAAGATTCAACAGGGTACACATGGAAAGCACCTGAAGAAATTTCAATAGAAGATTTGAGCCCTGAGTTTACAAAAGCTACATTTGACGAGTTTCACAAAAATCATTTTACGCCTAAACAGGTTGAATCAACGATGAATATGTACGCTCAACATATTCAGTCTATTGAAAAAGCGGTAGATGAGGAAATGAGTAAGCGCGTCTCAGATGCTGAAAATAGGATGCGTGGAGAATATGGTGACCAGTTTGATGCAAAGGTAAATCTTGCCAAAGAATTTATCACAAACGTATCTGGTCATTGGGATAAAGCGAAATACGAACATCTTTTTGGCAAAGAGGCAAAGCTAGAAGATGGTACTACTGCTAGAATTGGTGGTATAAACGACCCTGAGTACGCTGATATGAGGGTGTTGCTCATAGACTTGTTCGCTAACATACAAGAGAAGTATGGTATAGAGGATAGCGCGTTAACACCTGAATCAACAGGTCAACCTCATAAGAGCTTAGAACAACAGGTAGCTGATGCTGATAAAGAAATATATGAGAATGTCAAATTGAGAGAATCTCTTGACCACAGGGATAGAGAAAAATATGAAGAATTGATTAAGAAAAGAGATTTACTTTACAAGAAGTTATACCCAGTGTAATATGTAGTTAGCTGTTAACTCTCACGAGACCAGCGGCAGGCGTGCCAAATCGCAAACGTCTAGCAGACGTAAAATGCAGCAGGAACGCCAAAAGCTAAATCCTACGAAATGGTTAGTCGAACTTGACGAATTGTTTTTTAAGGAGAACGCTGATGGCCTTACCGATAAGTATAGACACAGCCTTCAAACGTACATACTCAAACGTATTTGAGTATCTGTACCAGCAGACCCAATCTGAACTTTCTTCTTGTGTTCGTAATGAATTTCAGGAAGGCGAAATGAAGTTGTGGGATTTTGTTGGTCCAACCTCAGTCGTTTGGGATTTGCCCAGAAATTCAGATACACCTAATATCCCAACTCCCTATACTCGCAGGAAAAATGTTCTGCATAGAGCTAACTGGGGAGAGTATATTGATACGTGGGATAAGATTAAGATGTTGAAAGACCCAACATCTGACACAATCAAAATGGCAGTAGCTTCGCTTAATAGAGCTAAAGATGAAAAGATTCTTGAGGCTATGGCTGCAACTGTTTACACAGGTAAAGATGGTGATGTTGCAGTAAATAGTTATGATGTTGGCGAAAGCCGATTGATTGACGCTGCCGGAACAATAGTTGCTGCAGGAAGCGATTTCTCAACTGCTACAGAGACAGGTCTTACATTAAAGACAATCGGTATGTGTGGAGGATTGATGGATGATGCTTCTGTTCCGATGAACGATAGGTATATTGTAGCCAATTCTGACCAGAAGTGGTTCTTACTTGGTGTTACAAAGGTCGGAAGTTATGACTATAACACTGTTAAGGCTCTTGCTGCTGGAGAAATAGATACGTTCATGGGGTTCAAGTTTAAATGGTTGCCGACCGATAGATTCCATGTTTCGACAGCAGATACAACTGGTACGATTATAGATTGTTTTGCTTTCCAGAAACAGGCAGTTTTGCTTGGTTCGGCAAAGGATATTACCACCACAGTTGATGTTATCCCTACAAAAACTAATAGCGTTTTAGCTCAGGCTGAGATGTTTATTGGTGCGGTCAGATTGCAGGGTCCAGGCGTGGTAAGATTCCAGGTGGATGCTCATCCGACTCTTGTTTACACCTAAACTTGAAATCCTTTATTAAGGAGATTTAATATGCCTACAGAAATTACTCCATCTGGTCTGAGTTTAAGTTTAGACCAAGAGTTTGGCGGACGACCGATAGATGGTTATTATAACCAATCTAATCCTTCTACTGCCGGTAAACTTTACCACTATGGTAAACGTATGATGTCCTTTGATGGAAAGGTGTACAAATACGGCCATACAAAAGGAGCGTGCTATGGTGGTTTTGGTGCGTTCAATGTTTTTCCAGTAAGTAAGCATCTAACATATGCTGTACTTCCAATAGCTATAAAAGCTGGAGATTTATTCACAACTTTGACATATCCAAGTTCAGCTGGATACGCAAGTACAGGATTTGCAAAGGATGAACTTGTAGGTGGTTATATTGTTGTTGGTCATACATCATTGCAACTCGCAGAAACACATTTTATAGCTGGAAATGATGCTATTTCAGCAACAACTTCCACCGTCAAGATTAAAGTCGCAGATAAGTTTGGTTCGGCTCATACAGTTTCAGATGGTGCAGAAGCTTACCCGAATCCTTATGGGTATTTAATTTCTGGTCCAAGTGTAGGATATAGTTATCAGTCTGTAATGGGCGTTCCTATTATGTCCATGACAAGTGGTTATGATGGTTGGTTCCAGACATGGGGTCCATGTTGGCTTAATCCAGGTAGTGCAGATACCACAATGGGTGAAGGTGCAAGTAACCGAGAAGTATTCTTTGTTGCAGATGGTTCAGTAAACTCTGGACTTACTATAGCAATAGAAAGTGGTTATCAACATGCTGGCTTCCAGATTGATACTACATCATCTGGTGTAACATCAATGCCTCTGGTAATGTTGCAGATTTCCATATAACTATGAGAAATGAGTTAGTACCAGATAACGTAAGTCAGTCGGATTTACGTGATGAAGTAAATCGACGCTCTTCCAAGGCTGGCTATACAACCAGCCTTGGGGAGTGTCCATATAGAACAAAGATTATGGCCGCGCCTCCAAATAAGCAGTATGAAGAAAATTATAGAAAAGCGTTTGGTCACGATTAGTCATCTATCACTCCGGCTGGCAGGGAACTATCTCCTCCGCTCTGCCAGCTATATTTTAAAGGTGAAATATGGCCTTTACTGCAAATGAATTGAAAGTTGTCAATCAGGCGTTAGGCCGGATTGGTGCTACAAATATAAAAGACTCCGAAAACGGCTTAGCAACTTGCAATAACTACGCACAAGCCAACCTTCATTACACGCAGACCAGAGATGCCTTACTGCGTTCTTATGAATGGAACTTCGCTTTAGCACAAGCAAAACTCGACTTGATAAGCACCTTGGTTCTAGACACTCAACCGCTACCCGATAACTGGGTAGTTGGAGATACTATAACCGGAGTAAATTCAAACGTAACCGCAGAGATTCTTACTGTTACATCAGGCACAGAGTATGAAATTATCTATCTTTCAGGCGTGCTTACTGATGGCGAAACAATTACAAACTCAACAGTATACCACGTATACTGGGAACAGATACCACTAACATGGGAAGGCGAGAATGTATGGTGGTATGATGATACATACGACCAAGTCAACTGCGGAGTTGGTTATCCTATAGTTACTTCTATAACACCAACATATAGATATGGATTCCAATACCAACTACCTGCTGACTTTGATAGATTGCAGCGAAGACATAGAAATTGGAGTAGATACGAAATACAAGGTAATCGTCTCTTAACTCACGACGATACAGTTAAAATAACATATGTCAAAAAAATAACAGACCCAGACGATTTTGACCATTTGTTTACGGAAGTATTGATTCTTAAACTGGCTCTTAAACTGCTTACGCCGCTTGCTGGCACACAAACGACTACATTCCGGCAGGAACTATCCCTCGAATTGAGAGACGCAATGGCGCGGGCTAGAACAGTTAGTTCAGCAGAAGATAATTGTACTGGTGAGTCATCATGGAATCTTGCAAGATATGGAAGCGGTAAAATTTACCCATTGGATGCAACACATATTTATTGAAAGGAATAAGACGTGGCAGACCTCAAGGAAAAAGCAGAAGCTTTATTATCTAGAACAACAGGTGCTAGTTTTACTGCTGGTTCTAAAGTTACATTGTATACAGTTCCTGCTGGTAAAAGTTGCGTAGTGGTTAAGGTTGTTATCCACGATTCAAGTGCATCTCTTGCTGCTACTACAGCCATTTCGTTTGGTGGTAATGCTACAGACGCAAACGACTGGACTGGAGGAACAACTATAACTCTAGCAAAACATACAGCAGCTACAATGACATCTTTGATTAGGGCACAAGATTATACAGCGACAACTTTACAGCCATTCTATCTTACAGGGGCATTGTTTGGCTATAAAGTAACTACTGGCGCAACTGGTGCTACAGCAACAATAGACGTATTTGGATATATATACTAATGAGCTACGAAGTTAAGTTCGGATATATCACCGGATTTAGCCTTGTATTTACCGCTTATTTGCCTGCTGGGACAGCGCGCGGTGAAGTATATCAGCCATTACCTGAATTAGCAGAAGGTTACTATGGTGCATCTCCCGCGACAGACCTTGTGGCTGGCGATGAGATTATAGCTTATGTAGCGGAATACGTAACTTATGATGGCACACAGGTATATGTTCTTGGTAATGATTACATATACTGGGAAAACGATATAGTAAACTACGAAGGCGTATTGATTAGTGCAGGTGACGAAACAGATTTGAAAGTTACTTATCTTGGTGCGGTTGTCGGTGCGCAAGAGTATGAAAAACCTGCTGATTGGTATAATATTCTTTTAGCTGATACATTAACTATTTCCACTTCAGTTGGAAGTATAGGTTCGTCATCTAATATAGATGAAAGCGGAATAGATAATAATGGTCAGCCAAGATTAGTGAATGTTGGCGTGATAGGTTACGACGAAGATTTTGTAAAGGAATTATAAAATGTCAGAACTAAGTGAAAGTTGTATAAAACTACTTGGAACAGCAACTATAGCAGATTTCCACATTGATACTGTTTATGATTTATATACTGTTCCTCAGGGCAAAACGCTTGTTCTTGATACCGTGTTCATAAAAGGTGCTGGCGCTTTGGTTCAAGCAAGATTTACTATAGGCCAATCAACTGCCCTGACAGATTTTTCTATCGGTGTAACGGCATCTACTGGAATAGTAATACCAACAAACGTGGCAGCATCTGGTGATGTTATTGCAATAAGACCATCTTTCATAAGTGCTGCTACTCCAACTAAACAAAAAACATATGCAGCTGGAACTGTAATACAACTTGATATAACAACCATAAATACCGCTTCTGTAGCTGGAACCGCATATATATTTGGATTCTTATTCTAATGAATCAGCCAATATTATCTTTTAACGCTGGCGAGTTAAGTCCGTTAATAGACGCACGAAGCGATGTCGAAAAATACGCTTCTGGTTGTAGGCATCTAGAAGGATTTTATCCTAGAATCTATGGTGCTGCTGAACGTAGACAAGGGACTAGATATGTCTCAACTCAATATGATGATACAATACAAACCGTAAGACTTATACCGTTTATTTATTCATCTACGGTTTCGTATTCACTGGAATTTGGTGACCAATATATTCGGCCAAGAAGTGTAGTTACTAATGATGGTGAAAGAGTTTGGGACAACGGCAATGAAGTATTTGATAGTTTAAATGCTATAGCATCCCCATATCTTGCCGCCAACTTATTTGAATTACAAGTCAAACAGATTGGCGATACGATGTGGATTACACACAGAGATTACCCGCAGTACAAGTTGATAAGAACAAGCGGGACATCATTTTCGCTAGACGAAGTGATTTATAAAAAAGGGCCATTCCTGCTTCGCAATGACCTTATTAACCCAGACCATACGACAGATTCGGCGTATATGATTTTGGACTCTACTACTAATATGGGAGACGCAACAGTTCCTGGTGGTGTATCTTTAAATATATACAAAGGTGCTGGTGGAGACGTTTTTCAGACTCAAACCATATTAGCATTATATGATATGACCTTCTCATCTATTTGGCTTTCTATAAGCAAAACTGGGACAAATACAGATTTCATTGTAACTATAAGCAAGGCTACTACCGATAATGAGTTAACTGGTATTCCTGGTGCAGTTGCGCTTGCTACATCAACAATAGCAGCAGCAAGTGTACCTGCATCTAAAACTTGGGTTGAATTTGTTTTATCTGCTCCGGTAACATTTCAATCTGGGAAATTATACGCAGTAACGGCTACCACTCCTGGACCTGGAGGTTCTTCGTCAAATAAGAATAATTGGTTTAGATACGCTGACGATGGCAGTAGTACTTTTGTTGGTCACACATGGAGTTCAAATGATGACGGAGCAACATGGATTATTTCTACAAATTCAGATTTATCAATTAAAATAGTAAATGCTACTATCAGCACTCTTACTGTCGGTATGTCTGGAACAATGTCCTGTGTTCAATCTGATGGCACTACGCCTATTAATTATTTTGAATCAGGCCATATTGGTGCGTTGTTTAAACTAACTTTTCCCAGAGAAACCAAAGTAAGTACAGATAAATATCATAGTGGAGATTCTGTTGCTGCTCCTGGATATATAATTTGTCCGGCTATAGATATTAAAGGCAGTATGCGGTTTGAAGCAAAGGGACATCTTAAATCAGCTACACTTGAATTACAGCGCAATGAAAATGGTGCTGGTTGGGAAACGGTTGAAGTTTGGGAAGTTTTAGCTGATATAAATTCTACATTTACTAAAGTCGAAGATGCAGATAATGTTCAATATAGAGCAGTTGTAACTGCTATAGAATTTGTATATGCCGACCCATATCTGAAAGCTAGTATAACTTGTAGCAATAGTACACAAGATTGTATTGTTATGGCGACATCTATAAATAGTACATCTCAAACTATTATAGAAATAATAAGTGGAACTTCTGTTACTTCTGTAACTCGACGTTGGGCAGAAGGTGCGTGGAGTCCATTGAGAGGTTATCCTGTATCAGTAGACTTCTTTGAAGATAGATGTTGTTTTATAGGTATGCAGGACATACAGACGCAAGTATTATACGACAATGCACCACCTCACTCCGAACCATCTATAGGCAAAGGTTGGCTTAGCCATACAGGAGATTATGAAAACTTCGAGGAAGATGTCAAAGATGCTGATTCGTTTATAGTAACTATTCCATCAACCGAAGATGTTATTTGTATTAGTTCTCTTGAAAGCCTGATAGTATCTACGTTTGCTGATGATTGGGAGATTGGTTCAAATAAAATGAGACAACCAATCACTCCCACAAACTATTCGGTAAAGGGCATATCATCATATGGAAGCAATGGAGTGCAACCGATAAAGGCCAACGAATCGGTTTTGATGATTACCAATAGAAGGGTATATGAATCTATATATAACGCAGGTGATTCTAAAAATAGAGCCAAAAATCTTACAGCGTTATCTGAACATATAACACAGTCAGGTATTGTCAATGTTGCTATTCAGTATAATCCAGACCAGATTCTATGGTGCGTACTTGGCGATGGTTCACTTGTGGGAATGATTTACGAGAGAGATGAAAACTGCGTGGCATGGTTTAAGTGTCCTATAGATGGATTTGTTCAAAGCGTATGTGTTACTACAAGTTCTCCTGATGAAGATGACGTGTGGATTTCTATTAAACGAAACATTGCTGGCACGGATTATATATATATTGAAAAGTTAGCACCACGAGCGTTTGACTATATCGAAAATGCCTATTACGTTGACTGTGGTTTAACATATACCCTGTCAGATATAGTTACTTGGGAAAATGACGATTTACTTTATGAAGGTAGGCAAGTATTAATTGGCGCAAGATTCTCAACGGTATCTGGCCTATCTCACTTAAACGGCGAAACTGTTTCTATGTTAGCTGATGGAGTTTCGTATACTGGTTTACAAGTAGCCAGTGGTGCTGTTACTTTACCAACTGGCGTGTACGCACAAATAGTTAATGTTGGATTACCATATAAAAGCAAACTACAACCGATGCGAATTGTTGCTGGAAGTCGTGGTGGTTCATCGCAAGGTACTATTACTAGAGTGCCAAAAATGGATATATCGTTCCATAACACAACTGCCGCTGAATATGGTGCAAATGATAACGACCTGTTCGCTATCAACTGGGATGACCCAAAGTGGGAAAACTCCGCAGATTCTATTGGCGGATTATTTACTGGTGAAGTAGAAGTTACGTTAGATGGCGGATTCTCGGTAAGCAATCCGATTATAATATCAACAGACGCACCACTACCTTGTGTTGTGCGAAGTATGATGCCTAGATTAGATGTTACTGGGAGTTAATTATGGGCAATATAGCTAAAAGTTCTCAAAGCGCATTTTTCAAATATGATATGGCAACCAAAGGATTAAAAGGTCTTGAAGGTAAATCTCCACCTAAACCGCCACCTGCTCTTGCTCCATTAGATACTAGACAAGCAGATGCTGCTGGAGAATCTGCAATGATGGACCAGAGGCGTAGAAAAGGTTTTGAGAGTGCGTTTACTGGTGGAAAGAAAACAACGTTAGGATAATATGAAGTTACGCGACGCTACACAAACTGATTTTGATTTCGTGACTACTAACTCTGCTTTTCCACAGCACAGTTTTAAAGAACCATCACAGTCTATATATTGCGTGGCATTAGAGCAAGATAACGATGTGGTTGCGGTTGGTGGACTAGCAATGATAACTACCACTACAGCTTGGGCATTTTGCGAAATTACAACTTTTGCTAACGAACACAAAATCGAGTTAGTTAGAAATATGAGAGACTATCTCGATATGATGATACTAGACTTAGGTATAACAAGATTACAGGCGTGGGTTGACCAAAGCAGACCTGAAGCTATTAAACTTGTAAAACATCTTGGATTTGTTGATGAATTTATAATGAAAGATTTTCTTGGGTTTGATAAACCTGCTATTATGTTTGTCAAACTTACAGGAGTATAACATGGGTCAAGTAATAATGGCTGCTGGACAAATGGGTATGTCTCTTGGTGCTGCTGGACAGCAAGCAGGTCAACAGAACGCTACAGGAATGTATAACCAAGGCATTTCCCGTATGCAGGCTAAAGAGATTGAACAAAAAACTGCATTTGACCAAGTACGGCAAGCTGAAGAAGGTTCTCGTCAAATGTCATCTATGGAAGTAGCACAAGCATCAGGTGGTGGTGGATATAACTTACTTGCCTTAGCTAAACAACGTTCTGAGTTAGAATTAGAGAATCTTAATATAGGTAGAGAGGGTGCTATTGCAGCTAGTAAAGCAAGAGCAGAGGGATCAATGGCTAGATGGCAAGGAAAAATGGCATCAAAGCAATCTTGGATGGGAGCAGGAGGTTCATCAATGGGTGGGTTTAGCGATATGATGGGAAAGAAATAACATGGCGCAATTTCCTGGAAGTATAGATTATAAGAACGTTTCACCATCAGGTAATATATCTGCTGTAGGAAAACCACAGACACCAACTGGCGGCCTAGAAGCTATTGCGCGTGGAATGGAAGATTTAAAACAGGGATTCGATAGAGTACAGGAACAAAAAGATGCCAGCGAATATTCCACAATGAAACGCAAATTCGATGAATCAGCTAATGCTCACTTGCAGACATATATTCAAACCGGAGACCCAGAAGAAAGAAAGAAAATCTTACAGAAATGGAACGAAGACGTAGAATCAATAAGAGGTGGTAGTGATAGAGTTAACAGACAGTTTCAAATGTATAAAGATGCAAGGATTCCTGATGTTGGTCAGACGTTTGCTAACCACGAACTAGCTATACAGACTAGACAAGTCGATGATAACGATAAAATAAACATCACAGCTGCAATGAAAAACGGAGATTTGACAGAAGCGGCCACGATATATCACAATCGCTATAAGTTAAATCGTATATCAGAAGCCGAGATGAATCAGGCAATAACCGAACTACCAAACGAAGCGGTACTAACACAGGCCGAAAATGCCATAGGTAATAATAATGGACAAGAAGCACTTAAGGCTTTGTCAAAAGCCAAAGATATGACAATTCAACAAACGGAAAAATGGCACAAATTAAATGCTTGGGCAAAACAAGTAGGAAAAAAGACTTCTGATGAGGCGAAAGTATCTGCAATCGACTTAATGAACCAAAACGAAAACGCTCTTGGAAAAGATAAAGATGTAATTTCTGCACAGATAATGACAAATTTAAAAGATTCAGGAGTAGGTGGAGATGATTATCTTCAATGGGCTGGTCCTGGTGGTGTCATAGAAAGATGGAAGGCAGGTAAATACGAACAAGATAGTCCAGAACATGCATCTCAAATAGATAGAGATATAAGAGACGCTTCATTGGGTCAACAACGTAGAGGTGATGTGGATGATTATATTCGTAAAGCTGTATCAGATGGTTATTTAACTCCCAAAATGGCCAGTGAAAAACTCAAAACAAACTATGACGATTATAAGAAATATCAAAATAACGCCATTAAAAAGTTCGTTGATGAGTCTGAAAAGATATTGATACCTAAAAAACGTGCTTCAAGTGATATGTCGGTAGATGAATTATTGAGTACCGAAACATCAGTAGTAAATACCCAAGACGAAATAGATAAAAAGAACGCAGGTTATCAAAAGCTAAACTGGGTAGATGAGCAACTTAGAGATTTTGTTAAGAATAGCCCTAATGCTAATGAGTCTGAAATATATATCCAATATAAGCGTATTTTAGCTACTGCTCAACGTGATGTAAAGAATTACACTCCTGAGTATTTTGTATATAACGACGAAGACTATCAAGCATTACCCCATGGTGTTGTATTCAAATCTCCTGACGGCAGAATTATGAGGAAACCATAATGGAATGGGAGAAAGCACAAGTTTTGAGCGATGATAGTTCCTTGTCTCCTGACGAAGCCCAGAAATGGGCTACTGATTCTCTAAATGTAGCTACCGAACAAGGTATGCCATTGGACGCAGCAGAAAGATATACCAAGCCATCTAAATTAGTTGACCAGAAATATAGTATAGTCCAGAATACAATGAACGAAGTTGCACGCTCTAGTAAGGCAATAGGATACAATACAGCAGAATCTTGGTCAGAAGGGTTTGGTTCTATAGCTAATCACTTGGACCATATCAATAGTTGGATGCGTGGTTGGGTAGATAAATATGAAGATTTAAGAAAAAGTAGTTCGTTTCGAGAATGGCTTCCTCAAGAAGGTTTTAGAGGAGAGCAATTCTTTAATAATAACGAAGATTTCTTCGGTCAAGTAGCCAAGAAATTCGAGGCTGACAAAGAGTATTATGCACAAAAGGCTAAAGAGCAAGGACCATCATTCCTTGAAGAGCTTATTGGAGATGCTACTGGTGGTGCTGCTCCTGGAGTATCGGAGTTTGTTTTTGGTGTTCCATATTCTATGGTAGAAGGAGCATCAGAAGCTAAAGAACAAGGCACAAGCCAGATTAAGGGCGCATTAACAGAAGCCGCTAAACGGTTAATGCTGGGTAAGATTTTCAAAGGAATTGAAGATTACAGCAGACCTATACGAGCATCTGTTATGGCTACTGTATTTGGTGGTCAAACTGCTATAGGAGGTGGTAGTCCAAGAGATATAGCCAAGGCTATTGGAACTGGCATTGGTTATGGGGTTGCTGGACCAAAAGGCGAGATTGGTATTAAGGATATAATGCCCGAAAAAGCGTCCAGGATGCCCGTAGATGCACAAAGGGCAGAAGAAAGGCCACCAGAACCACCGCAATCCCAAGAGGCCAAACTGATAGAGAAAACCAAAGAGTTGAGTTCTCCCGATATACCGATAAGTGAACGTGCCAAAAACGCAGTGAACGATAAATACACGACATCTAAAGAAGCTATAGGCAAAAGTATAGAAAAGGGTAAAAATGCTTCTGCTACTATTTTCAATGATGCTAAATCAGGAGAGTTATTCAAACCAAAGGTTACGGATTTAGATGCTACAAAAGGAGAATACATAGGAAGCTTACAAATAACAGGCTTAGAATCCAAGAAATTAGCTGCTACTATACGTAAGCAATTCCCCGATAAACTAGGACGAGAAGCTATTGTTAATTATATTCAAGCAAATGGCGATTTAGCAGAATTGCAAAGAATGTCCGAAGCTTCAACTGGAAAAATAAAAAAAGGCTATGAACGTGCCTTAAAACTTACAGATGATGAAAAGGCATTTGCTTTCCAAATAGGGCAATACTTTGATGCTAAATTAGATATGGCTCAAAAGGCTGGAATGTTAGAACATGGCGTAGAAAACTATGTCAATCAGATATGGAAGTCAGATAACCCTACGTCCAAAAGATTAAAAAGCGATATAGCATATAACAAATTACAACCCAATCCATCGCTTACAAGAAAGAGAATTTTTCAATCTTATTTCGAGGGGGAACAAGCTGGTCACATACCAAAAAATAAAGATATAGGCCATCTAGTTACTATATATGACCAATCATTTAATAGAGCCATAGCCGCTAGAGCGTTCATAAAGAATATACATGAATTAAATGCTTCTGATGGTAGACCTATGGTATCAGTAAGTGGATATAGTAGACAAATAGATGGTACAGGAAACACAGATAAAGCGTATTTAATAAAGCCAAGATTGAAATTTGAGGAGACATCTGATTACAGAGTGCTTGACCATCCATCTCTAAGAAGTTGGAAGTGGGCAGGCAAAGATGCTGATGGGAATCCGATATTCTTACAGGGAGATTTGCTAGTTCATCCAGAAGCCTATAATTCCTTAAATAATTTATTAAAAACATCAGCATTGAGACAAAATAAAGTAGGTCGTGCGGTACTAAAAACTCAGGCGACGCTAAAAGGTACACTTCTTTCGTTATCTGGTTTCCACCAAACGCAGATAGGAATACATGCTATCTTCCATAAAGTAAATCCGTTTGACGCAGCTGAAATAGACCCTACTAATCCGTTGCAGAAAGCACTTATAAATAATGGTGTGATAGTATCTGACTATAAGAATATGGAATTATTCTATGAGGGTATGTCCGGTGGAGGTTTAGTGACTAAAATACCAGGGTTAGGAACATATGCTCAAAAATATACAGACTGGCTTTTCTCTGACTATATACCACGTATAAAAATGAAAATGGCTATAGCTGCCCACGAAAGAAATACTGAGAGGTATCAAGGCAAATTAACTGAACAGCAAATTTTAAGTTTAACAGCAGACCAAGCTAATGCTGCTTTTGGAGAATTAAACTATGCAAAAATGGGTAGGAATCCATCTTTCCAAGATGCGCTGAGATTGGGTTTTTTAGCACCAGACTTTTTAGAGGCTAGAACAAGATTCGCAGCACAATCGGTTTTACCATACGGCAGAGAACAGGCAGCAGCTTTATTGCGTGGGGCAATAGGTATGTACGCAGCTGCCAGAATAGCAAATTATGTATTGGATGACGATTTTCATTGGGATAAACCGTTTTCTTTGGTTGCTGGGAAATATGAACTATCATTAAGGTCTATACCTGGAGACTTATATCATTTAGCTACAGACCCAAGAAGTTTTATATATCACAGAATCAATCCTATGTTAGTTAAGCCAATAGTAGAAGGATTGACATCAAGAGACCAATATGGACGTTATAGGACTGGAGAAGAACAACTAAAGGACTATATAACTGGATTTGTTCCTATACCAGCACAAGGATTAAGCGATTCGCAAAAGAAGATATGGGAATCTGCTTTATCATCGGCTGGCGTATCTGTATATAAATCCAGAAGTAGTTTTGATAAAGCATTAACTGAAAAGATAAGAGAACGTGTAATTCATACAACTCCTCCAGAATCACGAGACCGATACGCTTTAGTCAATAAGTATTCTGATAGATGGAGAGATGCTATAGCCGACAAAGATAAAGAGGCTATCAATAAAATAAAAGCTGATATATCTACCGATAATAAATCTGGGAAATTATATAGAGAAGACGTTGCTAAAATAATTGATTATATAAAACATGACAAACTGGAACGTGTGCTGAAATCGGCAACAATAGAAGAAGTTATGTCTGTTTGGGATAAGGCCAGTAAAAAAGAAAAGACTTTGTATGAACCTATCGTCAAGGAAAAGATATTCAATATGCGTGAAAAATATCCTGAACGATTTAAAGATATGCTTCCAGAGCTTAAAAAGGTGTTTAAAAAATGAGTATACCTGAAGAAGAAAGTTACGAGGAAGGTATTAGCGATGAGTAGGTTTCGCCTTATTTCTAAATCTGGTGATGGAATTGGCATAGCCAACCGCATCAAGCAAGAAGGCCATGACATAGACTTCTATCTTGAAGATGAACATGGTCCAAATCTCTACAAAGGTATCTTACCAAGAGTAACGAATTGGCAACGCAATATTAACAAAGATATGATATTGATTTATGATATGGTTGGTTTTGGTAAAGAAGCTGATACTCTTAAGAAAGAAGGCTATAAAGTATTTGGTGCTAGCGATATTGCTGATAAGCTAGAACTCGACCGCGCGTTCGGTCTGGATATAGCAGGCGAATATGGTATTGAAGTTCCTTATTCGGAGGACTTTCAAGACTATGAAAAAGCTAAAAAGTTTCTCGAAGAACAAGACGAAGATGACGACACAGGCTGGTGCTTTAAACCAGAACATAATAAAGAAGGTATACACACGTTTGTGTCTACCAGTACTGCTCAGATGCTTTCTATGCTTGACTACTGGGCTACCAAATGGACCGACGGAGTTGATTTTATACTGCAAAAAGTCCAGGAAGGTATTGAGGTTTCAAGCGAAGCGTGGTTTGTAAACGGAGAATATATACCCAATAGCTATAATAACACTTGGGAACAGAAGAAGTTTCTCGTAGGTTCTCTTGGACCAAACACAGGCTGTATGTCATCTACTGTAAAATTCAATGCTTGTCCAACGCTCTACAATGAAACATTCAAGAAACTAGAACCTTGGATTAAGTTAAAGAAATATACCGGACCGCTAGATATTAACTGTATTATTGGTTATGATGGAACACCCTACATGCTTGAATGGACGGCACGTATGGGCTATTCCGCTATATACGCTTTCTGCGTATTACTTAATATGCCAATCAGCGAATTTATTGAAACTATTGCTAGTGGTAATATACCTAATATTGAACCATCTGATGAATGGTCAGGTGCATTAAGATTAACAATGCCTCCTTATCCGCATTGCGAAGAAGCACCCGAACGAGAAGGGATACCAATAGGAGAGATAGAAGAATTCGACCATTACTGGCCTTTAGATGTAATGAAAGTTGACGATAAATTGTTTTGTTCTGGCTTTGATGGTATAATATTAGAAGTAACTGATAAGCATCCTAACCTATCCGTGCTATGGGATTATATATATGACTTCGCAAGAATAATTGAGATACCAGATTGCCAATATAGGGTTGATGCTTATGAAGATGTATCTGAACGAATAAACGCACTAGTTTCTATGGGAATATGTGATGCAACTAAACCCGATACCGACGAAGAGCTTATTGAATAGCGATAGTCCAACATTTTCAGGAATGATATTGAGTGGCTTAACACCATCTCGCCTAGTCCAAACTGACGTAAGTAACGCGCTTGTATCAACCGATTTAGTGAGTTGGGTTACTGGAACTTACAATCAGATTACTGTGACCGATGATACGGATGGAACAGTTACACTATCTACTCCACAGGATATAGCGACTACGAGCAGTCCGACGTTTACAGGATTGTTTTTAACGGGGTCTACTGTATCCTTTACTGCTGCGGGCAATATAACCGCTACACAAGCAGGGTCTGGATTATCCTTTTATACTAGCCCTACTCCGGTATCAGGGACTGTTTCTGGCCAGATGCTTTTTCATAGTGGAAATACTATAAATGCAGGAACCGGCCCAATTGTAATCCAAAGTGGGTCAGTTTTAGGAGCGTCTGGGGGGCCATACACCAGTGGTGCTGTGCAAATAGAAAGTGGCAGCGTGTTAGCAGGGATTACGGGTGGCAGCGGACAATTTATTTTACGTACAGGAACTGGGAGGGGAGTGGGAAGTCAGTCGGGAAATATGACCCTTACTGTTGGTTCCGCCTTAGATGGAGCTACACAGGGGAACATAACTCTTTCAAGCGGTACAGGCAACATTATTCTTAATTCTCTCACTGGCCTCCTCAAAGGCACGTCCGGCGTGGTATCTGCTATAACAGATAATTCAGCAACGTGGAACGCAGCACAGGCAGGTCACGCTAATCTTACCTCTCTATCTGGTATGGCGACAACTGTTGGTTTAGTCAAACAGACCTCGGCGAATACGTTTGGGATAGACGCAACATCATATTTACCTATCACTGGTGGAACATTAACAGGCAATCTTCTGTTCACCGATGCTACTTATGATATTGGTGCAACTGGTGCGACGAGACCAAGAGATTTGTTCCTTTCGAGAAATGCCACGATAGGTGGACTTACTGCCACACGAATACCGTTTGCTGGAGTTGGTGGACTATTATCAGATGTCTCCACTTTAAACTGGGTCAGCCCTACATTATTTACTCCACAGATTCAGACCACAGGGCCGGTAGCGTTTGGAACAGCAATATCTTCTGTAATAGGAGCTAACTGTTCCATTACGACCACTTCGGCTGATACTTGGGGTGGCCAATTTGTTGTGTCGAGCAGTGGAAATAACCCCGTCGGTCTTATAGGTTCAGCGACAAGCACGAAGAACGCTTTCGGTGCTACAAATATATTAGGTCTAACTTTTGGAGCAAGTTGGACTCCTACAACCTTAACTGGCAATAGAAGTATGGTTGCTCAGGTAGGTGCGATTACTGGTGCAGCTGTTACGAGTCCTGCTGGCTCTACGAACACAATGACTTTAAGTGCCGCCTCTGGATACCGGACATCATTTTCTTTCACACAAGGAGGTAGTGGCGTCCTCACTATATCCGACCTTAGGCATTTTGAAGTTCGTTCAATATCAACATCAGGAAGTCCAACTATTCCTGTTCAACATGGATTTTACTGCCCATCACTAACAGCGGCTACGGAAAACTGGGGTCTCGGTATAAATACGGCAAATAATTATATCAATGGTTCGTTAAGAATAGGCTCAGCAGTTGCCCCCACCGTTGCCCTTGATGTTACAGGACAAATAACGGCCAATAATGTAGTGACTGGAACGTACTTCCAAACAAGTACCGCAGCAACAGCAAACAGTACAGGAACCGTTGCTATCGTGGCGAAAGATGCAAACTTGCTTACAGCCAATGCTGGTTGGATGCCTATTAAAAAATCAGACGGAACAACAGTTTATATACCTTATTGGGATTAGGAGTGATATATGGAAAACAGTATAGAGACAAAAACTAGCGAAGAACTTGGTCTATTATTACAGCAACAGTACGAACAACTCTTTGCAACACAGCAGAACATCAAAATTCTATCACAAGAACTAGGCAAACGCCTTGAACAGCACAAAAAATTAGAAAAGGATACAACTGATGGCGCATAGCGACGATGTTTGTCAATTCCATTCGGGAATAGAAACGGATATATCTACGATTAAGGAATCTATAAAAACGATTGAATTGAAGATTGACCGTCCACCAGTGTGGCTATCCTTTGTGTTCTCAGGTATGTCTTTCGTGCTGGGTGCTGCTTTTACGTGGATAATACATCTTCACAAAATTACAAGCGCGATGGCATCTAACTGAAATCAGCTAACGTGATTTGTTCTATGCGGGCTTCCCACTTCTTGGCCTTACCGCCTCGTTTTTTGAGAAGCTGACGCCAGCCCCACAACTCTACGAAACCACCACAACGCAACCATTTGCGAGCATAATCACTTGCAAGTATTTTATCTTTATGCTCATTGAATCCTGATGGTCCAGTACATTGAATAGCGATTATACCTTGTGGTGCTAAACACACCGCATCCGCAAACCCAAACAAGTCCTGCCTAACATGCGCAAACGGATTCCACACCTCTGTCTTCCAGAAATCACGTCCCATCTCCTTGCACTTTTGCTTAGTCATTGATAGATACGAGATACTCATTTTCCCTCCTTGATTGAGGCAAGGGCGGCTTCAATGTCCTGATTTAAAACCGAGTACTGAAAATCACCAGAATAATTAAAGCCAATATATCCGACAGTTTTGTTTAGTAATTTCGCCAGCTTTTCAATCGTCGCCTGCTGTGAGGCAATCTGCCCATCTTGGCTGTTTATTTTTACAAGCTGCTGGCTGTTAATCTCTGCTATTTCCTTGATTTTATTTCTCATAGTGACTATTGAGGCGTTTAATTTCTCAATCTGTCTACCCTTTTCTTCCATTTCCTGCTGTATAGAGGCGAGAAGAGTTCTGGCTTTTATTATATCTTCTCGAAAAGGAGGACAAGTGCTTTTTGTGCCATCTTCTTCGATGTATTTACTGTCTTGTAATAGCTCAATCACTTCGTCAATCTTGCTCATTATATCCTCCAATCGTGTTCAGCTGCGATTTTCCGCCTTTGTTCAGGAGTGGCAATTTCGATTGCGGGGGCTACATTTGCCCTAGTTTCGGGACTTTTTGAATCCTGGGGCGTTGTAGTGCGTTTAATGGCGTTTTGTGCGGAGTCATAATCGGGAAATTCTCTTTCCCAACTGCTTTGATTAAGCCACGTCTGGAAGTTCTGCCAAGGAGGAACGAATCGGTTGGTGTTTCTAAGCCAAGAATACACCTTCTTCTGGTAGTCTATTTTGCTGCATAGTATTGGTATTATATCTTTCCAGTTTTTGTGGTGGTGTCTAAAGTTCTCAAACTCAACACCACACCCCCTTTTAGAGCCTGGATATGACTTTCGAGCTAAGTCGAATATGCTTTCAAGCGTATCTCTGGTTAGTTCTTCCATAAAATATGGGCGGTGGCCATCGCTTTAACCACCGCCCTCCGTGAGAGTGATGAACTATCCGTTAGAACTAGCATCCTTCTTAGAATACGGGTTAATTCCTGTTATTACGAAATCTGCTATTTGTAACGCCCAATCGTATACAGCTTCTCGTTCGTCATCTGTCTTAAATGATAGATTGAGTTTGTTAACATCTATACAGTAACTAAATGCTACTCCACGTTCTCTACGCATATCGCTTAGCGGTATCTGGCTTGCTGTTTTTTGTATTGGCGAGACTTGAATGATTTGTGCATGTTCATCGAACATCGGCTCTGTCTTACTGACAACTTGTGTTTTTGGCGGAGTACGTTCAGCGAATTTACACTTTTCAAGAGTAAACTGCGGAACGCCTTTTTTCATATAACTACCCAATGTGCCACCTTTTACTCCAACTGGGTCTCCAGACCGTAATTCAAACTGCGTATCACAACTAACCTCTACCATAATCTCGCCGGTGTCGTCTTTAAGAACTATCTTTTGTGCGTGAAAGTCCCAAGCCTGCTCACCTTTACCACCTACTACATGCCTTACCAGTCCTGCCCACTTTACATAACCTTCTACCGCAAGACCTATTTGGCCTATTGGTAGAGTTATCGCTTGTACAATCTTCATCTATTCAATCCTTTCATCGTTATTATATCCATCGTTAATTGCGCTTTCTAGTTCTTTACGCGCACGTTCTATTCTCTTTAATCGCTTATGAACCCACTTGTTAAAGAAATCTTGTTCATCACCACGGAGTTTCCGTATTTCTAAACTTATCTGGTCGCTCGACTCGAAATCCATCACCTTGCCTCCTTGACATAAACCTATTTATCCTATCTAACAAAACCAACCTGAAAGAAGACCCTTTACGAAACCACCTAAGCCTCCTACGTTCGTATTTTTCTTTGGCTGCAAACATTTTGGCATCCGGTCGAACGGGCTTGTCAGGTGTATATCGTTGCATCTTTCGTCTTCTTCTTGGCGTAATTGCCTTTGCAAATCATCACGGTCATCTTGTTCTCTAATCCATTCAGGAGTATTCATATGCCAACATCAATCCATCTTTCCGTAAGCTCCTGTAAATCCAAAAGATTTATGCTTCCATCGCAATTATAGTCCTGTTCATCATCAACAAGACCTGTCATCAACCACTTGTCAGCTAATGCTGCAAATTCGTGAAAATCATAATCTCTGAAAAATAAAGAACCATTGCAATTTATCGGAGAATCAAGCAGCACATTATAATAAAAGAATTTAACTGTTCCTCCATAACCACCCTGCCACATCCAACTTTCCATTTCCTCAATAGTACAAACAGATTCTGTTAGTTGATTCCAAGTGCCGTTTATGGCGTTAATCTTGCCATCCACTTTATCGAAACCACTCTTAAAGAACGTGGCCAGCCCATTGCCGGATTTAACATTAAAGGCACAAGTTGTTCCTACTATCTTTAGTTCCATATGCAATCCAAGATAAGGTATAACCCTTCTCGTTTCGCAACAGTACATACTTATGTACACATTGACATCATCTCTGTATTCCCATTTCGTGCTTCGGTCATTAAAATCTAACACATATTCTCCGTTTATTGACTGCGCTGATATAACATGAGGATAAGAATCTACCGTGCAATTATTAGGAACTACATCTTGTATTAGCACCAACAAACTACTTTGCCCCAAAAGACTAGCTTGCACTCCCAATAACACCAAAATCACAATCACATTTCGCATGTTCGTCACCTCTGATAATTAAATCCGAAGTTACTCTATACGATGCAGATTTATAATGACAAAGAAGGGTGGCTCGTGGTCGATGGAGAAGGTTCGGTAACGCCACCCTTCGAGGAAGGTAAGGAATGTCCTGTGGGTCGTGTTTGCGAACGAAAGGAGAGGGATGATTCCCACAGGACGGGGCTTGTGATAGATTTTTATCATCGCTTGTTCGCATACGACCCACTATATAGATTTATACTAACTTGTCAATTGCCATTTTCTTCTTCCCAACAACCGCTATCGAGATACATTGTTTTCCAAAACTCCCACCCTTCGGTGGTTTTTGCTTTGTTCACAAAATCTCCAAAGTTGTATATGTCAAGAGGCACGCCGTTCTCATAATACACCTTCATCTTCAGAAGGATTTTATCTTGAATCCTTTTACTTAACTTCGACCTACGAACCTGATTGTATATCGCAAGCGTGTTAAACTTTGGGCGTTTTTTTCGTCCGTTTAATATAGGCATCTATTTCTCTTTTCAGTTTCCTTACCTTTGCTGTTCTAACTTTGGTTAACGCACGTCTTTCCTCTATTTCGTTCTCATATGCTTTTAGCTCTCCCTCAGCTATTTGCAACTCAACAATAGTCTTTATCATCGTTGCGCCTTTCTAGGTAATAGCTTTTATGTTTTTCGCCGAGAACAACTTCACCATATCTTGCACTTTGTGTGCTGGTGCGTCTGTGGTGAACTTGCTGACTTGAATACCCAACTCTCCATCTCCGTTACGGTATATTCTCGGAGATACACCGCACTTTTTTCTTATGCGTGATATTTGGTTATGGGTTAACCCTAAATCTCTTTCTATGCACTTATAACTTAAACCTGTGTGCAACTTCAATTCACACCGCTTCTCGATGTCATCTTTCGCTATCGCTAAATCCTGTGCCTTTACTATACCATTTGCCATTTTAACCTCCAAGAATGAGTATTCGTTTACCTGTTTCTCTTTCTATACGTAATATACAAGGTAATTCGTAATATGGGAGTGGTGTTTCGGTAATCTGTGTTGTTGTTGATATTCGCTTGTGATAGAAATTTTTAGTGGTGGTGGGCAAGTCCACGTTTTTGTGGGTTACCCCTAACTTGATTTTATGTCCAGGATGGCTATTTTGCACGTGACAGTAAGTACCAGAGTAACCCCTAACTATATTGTCATTGCATATAAGACACACGCAATGACGCTCTTTTGTGGTATTTTGCCCTCTAAATTCTGGTGGTTTCGGATAATCCACATAATCGTGGCTTACGCCAAGTTCGTGCTTAGCTCGGTGAACTTTATCAAGGTGCTTATATCCTTCGCTTGACGAAAAGTGCTTATGTGGGTTACATAGTAAACACCTGAACGTTTTTGTTGCCATCTATCTATCCTTTCAAAAGTATAATTACAGGCTGCCGTTATTTTATAGTCCGACGGCAGCTAAAGGACTCCCACACCAAATACTATCGCCACGCAGGTTGGCGGTTCTTTTTGACGGCGAAGAGCTTCCAGAACTTTTCTCTATCAACTTCTTCATCTTTGTCGATATATGACTCATAACCGACTAGCATTTTGTTGATGTTTTCCCAGTAACTTTGACCTTCTTTTGTTAAGTCCCAATCAAAGAAGGAAATTGAAGGTCTGACTTCATCACAATCAGTGTTATTGTCTTCAGTCCAACCACAATCAGCCTCTTGGTTACTGACTATGCGGGAAATCTTTTTCAAGACCTCATCTCTAGTCTTAACTGGAAGGTCTTTTATGTTGCCACACGCTTCGATATTTTCGCCTGATTGTTCGCGTAAACTGGCAACCGCTGAAGGTTTAAGCATATATCTCATATATGCTCTTCCAGGACATCCCATCTTCGTCATTCTTCCTGATTTTATTGCTTTAACTATTTCCTTCGGGAAATTATCAGGAGACGAAAAATTTGTACATTCCATATCTCGACCAGCTTCAAGAGGAATTTCTTCGCCGTTTTCATTCAGTTTGCCGTAAAACCATCTGGTAGAACCGTGACCGTTTAGGCTTATTCCATCCGTAGAACCCATAGCCTTTTGAAGTTGTTTACCTCTCTTACTGTTAAATATATCGTCACTGGTGAGAAACAACACTTCCTTCTTTTTGCCAACCTTCTTTTCTATCCAAGATACGAACTCACAAATAGTACACCTCACTTTCTTTTATTGTTTGCATATTCAGTTTTACCTTTTAAAGCTAAGGGCAGGACTTGAACCCGCCCGTAGGCCTAACCCTTTTAGCTGGAGGAGATGTTTACATCGCCTGTGTACGAATGACGATTTTCTCGTTGGGCTGAAGCTTCGCTTCTGCTTCGTCCGTGTCCATACCGGCCATAAATGCCGCTGTGGTTGCGTCAGGGGCGAGAATACCGGTAACGGTATTGATGATTCTCTCGGAAATACCTTCGATTGCCGTTGTTTTGACTGCTACGATTGCTACTGTGTAAATCGGGCTACAAGTCATTTTGTTCACTCCTGAAAATGGTTTAACTTCGCAGTTACCAAGAGGTTGTAACCTCACGTTTGGTATCTGGTTTTTATAGCGTATTATTTTGTCTTGCAACGAATCCGCTATTGACTCCCATTTATTCGCTGCTGATTGAGCTTCTTCTCGCTCTTCTCGTGTCTGTTCGAGTTCTGATTGAAGTTCTGATATTTCGTCATCAATATCAAACTCGTGACCGCACTCAGGACATTCGACATATACTGAATCATCGTCTAATTCTCCTATGTTTTGCGGAGAAGGGAAAAGACCTCCACCACCCAGCTGATTTAGGTTCATCGTTCACTCCTTAAAAGATGGTTAATCATAATTCGCCCAATAATTATGCCATACAGCACAATTATAACATTCATTGCCTTGTTTTTTACAGTTAGTACACGCATCTACATCAATGACCTTACCTTCATTATCCAGTTCCTCAACACCATACAAGGTACGCAGATAAGCACTATCTTTGCCAGTGTCGGCTTTTTTTTTATGCTTACCTTCACGAGCTTCTTCCTGCTCTAGCCGAGTTTGGTATTGTCCACCAACAACAACGATATTCTTTTTCTCTGTGATATTGCCTTCGTTAATCTTCGGCAACCCTGTGATGAATATCTTTACATTAACATACCCAAACCCACCACACGGAGTCTTAATCTGTCGTGACGCAACATACCCTGTATGGGATAACACAATCGAGTAGTCAAATAACCGTCTCTCGTGTTCATCGTCTTGACCGCTGTGGCCGCTCACATTTAATCCGTGATGAGAATGGACAAAGCCATTGAAGTTATCGAGTTCTTTGCGGTCTGGGAAGTCGATAGAGCCAGCAGTAACTTCTTGCTTGGGTATTAAGTAATCGGTAACTAACTGCTGTGTGATAATAGGCTCTACGTTCGCCTTGCTGGTTTTTACGGTTTTGACATTATACACCGCACTCCACTCTAGACTTCCCATCCGACTCATCAACCATAACCAATCAGACCATATACTCCAAGGTATATAAAGTTCTTCCTCTTTATCACCACAAAACCCACATTCGCCATAGTGCTGTACTTTGACGCCAAGAACGTTGTCATTACCACCTATCACTAAATTATACTGGTTCAACTTTATCTCCTTCCACTACTGGCTTATTAAACAAAAACATCTCCGCCTTAGGCACATAATTTTTCTCTACTTCTGAACGTAGAATGTAGTAATTTGGAATATCCATCAATGCCATATAGTTTTTTTCAACTTCTACCCAAGATATATATTTCTTATCTATAGCATCTGTTATCCTTTTTCCAGCTTCTTCGTTTTCTATTTCGTGCGCTATTTCAATAATAGTGTCGTTAGGGTTTCGGTAATCGCAGTTATTACAATCTCCTCTATCACAACCATCACAGTCATTATCAACTTCTATCCCGTAAAAATTTGGGTCAGCAACAACCTTATTTATCGTATTTTTTTCAAGCTTCTTAGTTATATGCTGAGGTATAACAGTGGAGTTTTTGGTGCATAGTTCGGACATAGACTCCGTGATAACTATATTGCCTTTGCCATTTAACTGCGACCATACGCCAATAGCAGCTGCGGCAGCAGCAGGGCATACTTGGCTTGGCACAATATCATAACCACCAGGAAGGTTGTCATCAAACGTCATAGGAAATGCGTTAGATACATTGAGTGTATCACCATCATATCCTATTCTCTGATACGGTAAACCATTCTTCCTGCAATAAGCGCAAATGAGTTGTTGGCTCTGTATGTTGTCGGTACAGCAGAACACCGGACCGTCACGCAAGATGATGCAATCTTCAGGCTTAATAAGTTTGATTTCGTGTACTTCAATACGCACATCTGGTCGTATATGGATTATTTTTTCATATAAACAATTAACTTTAGCCCAACCTTTGTATCCTTCTTCTAACGGCAATCTGTTAAAGTTGGTTTCTTCTATTACATCAGCATCCACCACTATCAGATTCTTGACACCTGACATCGCCAGAAAATACGCTGCCCAGAAGCCAGTACCACCTAAACCTACCACGCAGGCGGTATCTGGAATCTTCAATCCTTCCATCAGTTCTTGTCTACCGTAAATACCTGGCATAATAACTTCCTACAGTATGGGTTTTATGAATTTCTTAATCAGTTCACCACGCTCTTTGCCTTCGAGTAATCCGTTTACCATAGCGCAAATAGCTTCTGATAACTCTTTATATTCAGGTGGAAGATACATCTCACGGAATCCTCCAGGAGAACCTGTATTGATAACCTCAAGTGCTTTAGCTATAAACGCACAATTCTTCTTTAAGTTGCCCATATTATCATTGTTGAGAAGATAAACATCTCCGAAGCATATTGGCTTAAAGCTATCGTCGATATTATTTTTACCGTGAAAATGAACGCCTATTTGCGGTATGGCTCTATAATACTCAACATAAGACGTATCTTGTTTATTTATAGCACCATATATCTTGAAGTTCTCTATAACGATAGGCTTTTTAATACTATACATCTTCTTTGTTATGTAATGATATAGCCTGCCTATAGTCAGAGTTCCTTCCCATCCCTTTATGAATATATGCCGTCCCTCTTTGAAACCATCGTAGTTCTCGTTACCGAACGGCATCTTGACAGTTTGCTTTCTGAGTTGATGTAAATCTTGATGATACTTATTATCTAATTCTCTTATATAGTAATCGGATTGATTAGCTATTCTGCATAACTTAACATCGCTGAATACTACCTTTTCATCGGTAGGTTGAACCAAAATGTTTACTTTAACACCAGCAGCTTGAATCCTATCAAGTGCTTTTTCAACTTCTTCCATATTATTCGGATTATGTAATTGGTGTTCCATATAATTGCTGGCAGGTAGGCCTGCCATCACTCCGATACTACCTCAGCACGTTTCCAGGTTTCACTGAACGCTGTACTTCAACAGATGCACACTCGCCGAACGTCGCCGGAATGGTCTTTGAGTCCATAATCTCACGGCCATCAATTATGAGGGCGAAACTGTCGATGCCAAGGTTGGCTAACATAACCTTCAGTGTCTTGGCGGTTGGGTCGCCTCTGTTTACAGGATACGATTTTCCTGCTATGAGAACGCTCATCTGGCCGTTGTTTGGTTGAGGGTTGTCGTTTGCCAATGCTTCCATATCCATCTTATTCACTCCTTATAGGGTTAGTAAAAAAGTTTTTTTGTCCGCAATAGTGCCATTTTACACACAAAAACGCACAAATCAATACTTTTTTCGACTTTTTTGCACTTTTTTTGAAAAATGTCGCGCCGATTGTAACGATTGTGTCGATTTTGTCGGCAAAGTTTTTTTGTTCGCATTATAGCCTATAAGGGAGTCGAACCCTTGTTTACGGAACGAAAGTCCGTTATCCTAACCGCTGGATGAATAGGCCAGCACAATACTCTTGTTTCTCTCTTAACCGCCCTAGGATTGACAAAGTGCAGTAAAAGACACTATTTGGCCTTTGAACAATAAGCCCCACAAATACCACCTATAAAACCATTTGCTATACCAAGCACAAAGGCATAACCAGAGTTTACAGGAAATGTTCTGGCGTATTCTAAGCCTAAAATACCGCATAATGTACAACAAAACCAACATATAAGTATTTTTTTCATTCTACGGCTCTAATATCACAATAACCTTCTTTAGTTTACGGGCATAGCGTATAGTTGCCCACGTGCCAGACCTTACCACTTCTTGCTCTGTGTTAGGCATTGCTATCAGTAAATCACAGACACTAACAATGACGTGGTTACGGTCAATGTAATCCATCTCAGGCATTATCATAGCAGCATCAGAGTAATCAAACACAGCCTTCTTGTTGATAGGCGGGTGTACGATTATCTTACAATCCTTCATAAACTTAGCTATCTTATGACAGTATTCATCTGCACAGATACAGCCGCCGTGATGAACTTCGGTAGGTTTATATTCAGCGAATAACCTAATGAGGCGTTCTTTCTGCTTGTCGGTTATTGCAATATGAGTGCCGGTAAAGCCAATAGTCATTGTTCTTCCCTTCCAAAAGGATAAGCTATTCTCTCCCATTGAGGTCTATATCCAGCCATTTTAGCCACAGCGTTATTTAATTCCCAGTTACTTCTATGGTCTATTGGTGTAACTTTTTTACATGTCTTTTTACGTTTAGTCTTAACTTTCATAATATCTCCACAAAATACTTATCAAGGTCTGGTGTTTGTGAGTTTATATTTCTGTAATACTTCTTAATAAACTGGCACACACCTTCGTACGGACTATCTTTAGGCCATATCTCGTCATCGTGAATTGTTTCAACGGATACCGTCTCAAATAACTTAGATAGATGTATTGTGCATAAGTCTTGTAGCTCTTTGAATGTTTCGGGCTTTTCAGAATGGAAATTTCCAAAGCAAGTTGCGTGCATATTAACTCTATCATCAATATACGCACCGTGGAACATATATGGACAACTAAATAAGAAATTATCGTGAGTACCATTATACAATCTCTGCCATATACTAACATCCGGCATCACGATAGGATTTATGAATCCGTACATCTTGCCGTTGGCGATACATAACTTATTTGTAACCATCGTACCGGACCAACCTTTAATATATAGGTATTGACCTATATTCATAAACTCGTAATCTTCATCTGGATAGACGATAGTTTGGTTTTTGTTATTCTTAGCTTCAAAGGCGAGTTGTTGCTTATGAGATTGCTTGATTATTCCCATAGCCTTTTCTTTATATGGCTTAGCAAATGGCTTTGGTGGTTCGAGTTCGTCGTTCTTCATTTTACCTTAGTTACCTTTCCATTACACCACACTTTGACTTCCATAGTCTTGGTGGTGTAAAACGCCTCTTTAGTTTGGTCATATACATACACATTGCCGTGTTTTATCGGCTTATCTTCGAATATCCTGCCACAGTTAGAACACTTGTACTTCTGTTTAGGCTTATCTTCTACCCTATAGAACCCTTGGTCATCCCAACCCATCATCCAATCTTGCTTAAATACCATCTACGCCTCCTGCACTTCGGTATTTGGTAGCTCTTCTTCAGGGAAATGCTCAAGTCGTATTCCTTGGTTACAAGCGTCAGTTAGATGTTTTTCAAGTTGGTCAGCCAAGTTACGTAGTTCGTGGATAAGATTAACTACTGCTGATTCTTTGCTATCTCCCCACCCGCTGATGGTGATGGTTGCTTCGGTTGTGTTAGACATTACTTCCTCTTACGATAATTTGTGGTTCGTACCAAAAGTCTATACCTTGTGTTAGAACTAACATCTTTCCAACAGTTGATATAGCTTCTGGTCTTGTGAATAGTTGGTCTGGTATTCTACCAGAATCCTTGGTTTTTTTATCCTTCCATCGTACGATAAACTTCTTATCACTCTTACACATATATACTCCTTATAATTGCAACCACCTGCCCATCGAAGGTTTGGCACGCTTCGGGAGGAAGGACAGGTGGTGAAATAGTCCTAGAATCCTCTTGTCTTCACCTTCACAATCGCCTTCGGTGTAAGCTTGACATCCGCAATCAAACACGCAGCTGCAATAGCTGCTTCCGAGGTCTCAGCTAAGATACCAGACGCATTGACGAGATTGTTGCGGGTGATGTTGCCTGCACCATCGTTGATTTCTTCGTACACTAACACGTCATAAGAATTTACTGATGCCATACCATCTACTCCTTTTTTGGGCGTTGCTGCCCAAGATTTATCCGCCTCTGTCGGGGGCGTAACCGCTGCATTAGGTGCAGATTTTTTAGCTTCCATATCGAACTGGGCTGGTGGGTGGTGGTCGCAGATATCTCCAATGAAATGGTTGCAGTTCTTCCAAGCCAAACAATCATGGCCATCAATATTGCAATTAGCCCCATTATTATCTATACGCCATTGTATTTGTGAGCATTTATGACAAACAAGAACAAACCATTCCTTATTCTTATACATTATTAGCCTTCTTCCTAGCTCTCATATTAGCCACGTATGCAGTATTATAAGTCCTATTCTTTATCTTACACTGCTCAAGGAACACCTTCCTGCACTTATCTGAACACTTTCTATTCCAATCACCTTTAGATTCGAACTGCTTACCGCATACATCGCAGGTGGTTAGTGGTATCTTCACAAACACGGACTTCTTATACTCAACTCGCTTGTAGGTACGCATTAGAACTCCTCGGCTGCTTTATACGCTCTTCTTGCGGTTCGTGCGGGTGCGATGCCATCGGTATAGTCGGTATAGTAATCGTAGTCAGGTATATCATCAGAGTTAACACCTATCATATTCAATAGACAAGCGTTTACCTCATCCTTCCATTGCTCAAATGTACGCTTTAGCATACCATCCTCCATTGTCTTATGCTTGTTAGTTTCGTTATTATGATACCAAGCAGGTTGTTCGGCATACTGTCATACGTCTATGACCCTTAATCTAACGGGCAGTGTTAACCGCTGTCTTAAGCCGTAGTAAGGAACTATTTCCCCTGCTTGGTATTAACTTGTTATTATCGTTCGCAAAAAACTGAGAAAAACCGCATTTCAAGCATTAAAACACATTTTTTGGCAAAAGTCAATACAAATCTCGGAATTTTTTAAATTTATTTTTCTATCAGGGATACACAGCAATCGTTATAACCGTTACATCCCTCCCATATTGACACAAATATATTAGATTTATTGTAATTATTGCTATTTTTCTCTTGCTTTTTCCCTATTTCCCCCTTACAATCCCTGTTGTCGCTCGTATCATTGCGTGCTTGCTTGCTTCGTGCCACTTGCGACGAGCGAGTACAAGAACGGACGGCCAATAAGAAGGGCCAAGTTGGCCGTTCTTGCCACGAGCGAGTCTCGTACATCGTACCTCTTGCTTTTTGATTTTTTATGGAGTACTATGTTATGGCGTACCGTAGAGCTAATTGCAAGATATGCGGATGTAAGATATACGATTGCTATGAGTATTGCTTAGACCACGTGTCACCTACTAAGCGTAAGGCGTGGTATGATGCTAAGACAGCTAAGAAGAAAGAACAAGAAAAATGCCTAAAAGCCAAATAACTATCCTAAAAGAACCTAACAAACAACAATGGATGTTCATTAACGCCTACCTATCAAATCAAGGTAATGCTCTAAGTGCCTATAAGACAGCTGGTTATAAAATTAATAGTAATGCAAGGATGTATGCCTATGAATTATTACAACGCCCATACATTAAAGCAGCGATAGAACATCAGTTATTCATACGCCAAAAACATCAGGATACTAAGGTTTTAATAAATCTTGATACTATGACGGATAAAATATCAGACCTTGCTGAAAGATGCTTTAAGGCTGGCGATAGAGCGAATGAGTTGGCTGCTTATACGCTGTTAATGCGTTCAAGAGGGTTGCTAACAGATAATGTAAATGTTGGTGATACTGATAGACTTAACCAGATTGATAGAAAGATATTGGCTGATGCTAAGATATATACCCAGCTGCCAATAGTAAAAACTAATTTGCTTACTTCTGGTAGAGCTGATAATGCGCGTGTTGGTGATGTTAATAATAGTATTGGTAATACGGAGAATGATGAGAAAAAAGGTTAATGAAATAAGTCGAACTAACTGCAAAAATTGCGGTGATACGTTCATAAATACCAATAACACTCAAAAGTATTGTTCTGTAAAATGTAGAACAGAATACTGGACTAAGAGCATTAACCAACAAAGAGCAGCCAAAGACAAAACAGGGAACTATTTACAGCTACGATTTGAGATACTTAAGCGGGATAACTTTCGTTGTGTTTATTGTGGAAGAAATCCAAAGGAAGACAACATTAAACTGGCTATTGACCATATACATCCAAAAGCAAGAAATGGCGATAGCAACGCAGATAACCTCATTACCACTTGCTATGACTGCAACACAGGCAAAAGCGATATTTTGTTATCTGAACGCAAAATAAAAAAATCTCAATTTTTACAATCGACGCGACTCGTAAAATTGCATTAAAACGCCACAAATGCCCTAGGATTGAAAATCTTTTAAAATCTGTGCCGTTGCATTGCCAAAAACGAGATTGTCGATTGCCGCCAATTCTGGAAAGTTTTTGTCGCCAATGGCGTTATTATAGGACTATTGATATGGTGACATAAAAAAGGACGTGCAAGCTATCGGTCAAGCCTGCACGCCTGTGGGAAGGAAGGAGAAAACACACTAATCTTTTCGCATTGTCATACCCAGCGCGTATAATCCACCAAAGATTATACCCATCAGGGTACAGAACTTAACAATGCCTTCGATAGACCATTGTCCAGCATCCATAATGTCCTCCTACTTAAAATGATGTTCTATTCCGACAACATACACTGGTTGACGTCCAGTGTCGATAGCCATTGCGTATGGCTTTGTGGTTGCGCACCCGCAACAAGCGAATACGATGAACAATGCAAGCCATGTGATGGCAGCATAAACCAAGTATTTCATAATATATCCTCCAAGTATAATAGCTGGGCATCCGTGCCCTTGCAGCCCTTACGCCTGCATCGGCTTGACACCATCCGCTTTTTTGGCAGGGTGACTGATAACGGTGAACCCGATATTCAGCTCATTGCCAAGCGAATTGTGAACGCCTGTTCTTACTGGCCAGCCACCACCAGCTTTGCAATGGATTAGTCCATCGCCAGCTTCAGACATCGTGCCATCTTTCAACTTGTGCGCCTTCTGAGGGACGCCCTTTGGGTCGTAGTTGGCGACGATGGTGATGGTTTTGGCCTTTTCGTCCAATGTAATCTTCATTACAGGACTCCTTAATAGAAAACATCACCTACACGGTGAATCAATCGCAAGATATAAAAGAGCTTTATTCTTTACTCTGA